TTTTCTATTAAAATGTTTTTGCTTCTGTTTTTAGTATGTTTTTTTTTTATATTTCGTAAACAAAACTGAAGCTCCTCATAAATAGGCATTTTCCGAATCAAAAAATAAGTGTTCCAAGTCCATTGTGTTGCCAAAGTAACAGATTTGAAGTCCAAAAAGCCAATAATAAGATAGGTCAGCTCCGGAATGTTAAATGGATTTAACATGAAATTCTGTTAATAATATTGGTAATTATTAATAGAATTATAACTCATCCGATTGATTTTGATAACATGTTTTCTATCATGTGCATGATTCATAAAACGCATGTTCGTATAACGAAACATTTAGGTTAGAAAAGACAGCGTGTTCGACCAAAAATTTATGAAGTGTCATTTTCATATGCTGATATCTTTTTAAAATATAATGTAATTATTTTTTATCCATAACGACACTAGTAAAATATCTCTACTGATTTGATTTGTTCGAAACATTTGACCAATCGATTTCAGATCCAGCAAATTTATGATAATGTATGTTAGTTTTGAAATGTTGAACAAGATTGACATAAAGTGTGTTCTGATAAATTTTGAGATTGAGTTGGAATATTTATCATCAAATTATTTGTCAATTTTTATGATGGCATTTCGTACCAAATATTGATGCACCATATTATTCACATGTATGTTGGCGCCCTTATCAACCAAAAATTCCGCCACGCACAAACAATCATAACGACAAGCCATTTGGATAGCCCGATCATTATTGGCATGAATGTCAGCTCCTTTTTCCACCAAAAATTTGACCAATTCGAGCGAACCACTGGCAGATGCATAGGCCAAAGCTAAATCATTGTGACTGCGAAAATTGATTCCATGTCTAATCATAAATTGGACCACAGGCAAGTCTCCCTCACAACATACACATTGCAGAGCCATATCATTAATAATACGAATGGTGGTTCCCCTCTTCAATAATAATTTGACAATTTCAAAGTGACCACGCGTACATGCCACTTGGAGGGCATTATAAACATCATCGGAATGGATCTTAGCACCCTTATCCAATAGATATTCGACAATTTTCAAATGTCCATAAGAACATGCCATTATCAATGGCTGGTCATTCCAAACATGAATATCAGTTCCATTTTCAACTAATTTCTTGACTATTTCCAGGCAACCCAAGATGCCGCAAGCTTTTACCAACATCATTTCTCGTTGGGCGTAAATATTTGCCCCGTTTTCTATTAAAAAATTAACTACTTCGAGATGACCATTTGTAGATGCCAAATATAGTGCATCTTCATTATTAGCGTGAAGATTAGCACCATTTTCCAACAAAAATTTAACGATATCCAACTGTCCATACTCACAAGCACATCTAATTGCATGATTGTCGTGGATCTGAACATCAATCCCCAAACTAATTAAATATTTGGCCACATCAAATTTACCATACTTGCAAGCCACGATAAACGCATAATATTTTGCAGTAAAAACATCGGGTTCAATCTGAAATAAATATTGCACCAATTCCAAATGACCATATAAGCAAGCATTAACCAAACATTTACAACCATTTTTTTTGATATCAATTCCATTTTCTAACAAAAAATTAAATAAACTTATATTACCATTATCACAGGCTATCACAATTGCCAAATCATTTTGGGTATGTATGTCAACACCCTTTTTAACTAAAAATTTGACCAGATCCAGATGGCCATTGTCACAAGCCTCCATAAAATATTCATTTTCGTCTGTATTTAGACTGGCTCCATTTTCGAGCAAAAAATCGACCACCAATAAATGACCTCGTTGACACGCCCATATCAATCCTTCATCTAAAATAGATATCATTTGTGTTTGATAACATTGTTGTATTTTTTGGAGAACATGCATCAAAGAACATTGACATGCTATGAGAAAAAAATTTTCGATTGTGATCGTTTTGAATTTATCAAACTGTTGTCGACAAATCATCAACTCACGATAAATGGGCATATCTTCCACAAATGATTTGATTTCATGATTTAAAGTGATGATGCGCCCGATGGATTTGATATCCAGATAATTAAAAATAATGTATCGAAGTTCGGGAATATTCAATGGATCAGTCATGATAATTAATAAATGATAAACATAATCAAATATTAATTATTGTTTTCGAACAACCAATAAACTAATCAATTTTTACTATGTGATTATTCACCAAAAATCGATAAATTCGATCATTAACAAAAATGTTGGCTCCTTTTTCCACCAGAAACTTGGCCACTTCCATTTGGTCATTCGCGCAGGCAAAACACAAGGCTCGATGATTATTATTTGTTATGTTGGCTCCCATTTCTACCAAATATTTCACCACATCTAACTGACCATTTTGGCAAGCATATGCCAAAGCCATATCGTTTTCAGAGTGAAAATTGGCTCCTTGTTCTATTAAAAATTTGACCACATCCAATTGACCTTCCCGACAAGCACATTTGATCGGTTCATCATGATTGACGCGAATATCTGCTCCATTTTCAACTAAAAAATTAACCACAGGCAAATGACCACGACAACAAGCATAAATGAGTGGAGAACCATAATCTACCCCAATTTTGGCTCCGTTGTTTACCAAAAATTCCACCAGATGCAAATGACCCATCAAACAAGCACATTTGAGCGCTAAATTTTTATAAGCATAAATTTTGGCACCTCGCTTAAATCTGGCCTTGGCTGTTTCCAAATCATTGCAATAACAAGCACAAACCAAAGCCAAATTATTGTCATCCAAAATATTGACTCCGTTTTGTAACAAGTATTCCACTATTTTTATTTTATTTTTTTGACAAGCTATCCGAAATGTCAAATTATTTTGGGCATGAATATTGGCACCATGTTCATGTAAATATCGAATAAGATCAAAATTGGAAAATTGACAGGCCGCCATAAGAGCAGCCTCATTGTTGGCATGCAAATCAGCACCATTTTCTACCAAAAATTTAGCGATATTTATATGATTACCCTCACAAGCTCCCACAAGAGCCATTGAATGGAAAATTTCTTTTCCGAACAAAAATTTGACTAAATCAAAATGACCACGACGACAAGCCGCGCGGAGAGCTGCGGCCTTGCCCGCGATCGGTGCGCCACCATTTTCAAGCAAAAAATTAATTAAGTCTAGGTCACCATTACCAGATGCAGTTACAAAAACTATATCTTCTCGAGCATGAACATTGGCATCAAAATTAAGAAATAATTTGGCCAAATCTAAGTTTTTTTTACGACAAGCTTCCACGAAAACCAAATCATTTTTGGCATGCACGTCCGCACCATGTTCCAACAAATATTTGACAATGTTCATGTGATTATTTTGGAAGGCATTAATCAGAGCCAAATTCTCTTTGGCATGTATATAAGCTTTTTTTTCAACCAAAAATTTGACCATTTCCATGTGACCATATCGACAAGCACCAATCAGAGCTGAATCATTTTTAGCATGTATATTGGCACCACAATCCAATAAATAATCAGCTACTTTTATGTGACCACGTTCACAAGTCATAATCAAATATTCGTCGAGATTAATGTTTGCATTTGCTCCATTTTGAATTAAATATTTGACCATGACTAAATGACCGTAATGACAAGCAGCCGAAAAAGGAGAATGAAAAAAAGCACTAATGTTGGCGCCATTTATTCGTAAATATTCGGCCACTTTCACGTGACCATATTGGCAGGCCATCACGAAACTAGAATCTTTTACGGTGAATATATTGACACCCTTATCCACTAAAAATTGGGCTACTGCCAAATTGCCGGATATGCAAGCCATAAAAAATCCATTAAACATATATTTTTTTATTTGACCTGGATAATATCTAAAAATATTATCAATGATTCGGAATGATGAATGTTTGCAAGCTTGTAAAAAAATTTTCATGATACCCTTGAATATACCAAAATTAAAAAAAATGTAACCATGTAACCTAGCGATATTACTAAGATGAATATTCTCATAGTCACAAAGACGATCTGCATCGCCTAAACAGGCTTGAATTTCTTGATGAATGGCCATGTCACGAATTACTGAATTGATGATCTTATTAATTTTTACCATGGTCCCAATTAATTTTAGATCCGCGAATTCGTTTACTAGATAATAAATGATGTCCGGTATCTCGAATATGTTGACTTGATCAGTCATTTTGTTTGATACATTAATAAATTGATACTATGATTATGGCATTAATTTATCCAATTAATTAGTCGAATAATCAATTTTTTGTCATTATTCGACTAAATTATTATTGGTCAAAATTTTTCAGCCAACATTTTGACACACATAAATGTTTGAGTGTCCTTGTGGTTTTGGTGCTTGGAAGAAAAATTGATTGATAATTTCATTTAATATCATACGCCTATATAAAAACTATTTTAGTATCAAACTATTAATGGCCAATCTTAGTCTCTATTATTTGACACAACTTGAAGGAAAAGTTTCTTTATTGCCTAACCAAATTGATGGCAACATAGATAATCATTTGTTGGAAAATCTTCGCGCTAAAATCGAGGGGAAAACCATCGAACATGGTATTGTTCTGAAAATTAATAGATTGATTGATTACGAATATGGACTTATTGACAAAGCCAATTTTATGGGCACAACAGTTTACCAGGTCAAATATGAATGTTTTATTTGTTCACCCACCAAAGACTTGGAAATTATTTGTCGCGTGGCTAACAACATCAAGGGATTTTTGGTGGCTCAGAATGGACCCGTACTAATTGCTATTCAGTTTAACAACATAGATACACAAAAATTTACCATAAAGGATGACAACATTGTCCATATCAAAACTAACAAACCAATTGAAAAAGGTGACTATTTAAAAGTGTCTATCATCAATATTAAAAATACCTTAGGCTCCAAAAATATTTTAACCATGGCCAAGTTACTCAATTTGGCCAGTAAAGAAGAAATTCAATCTTTCCAACAAGATCAACAATTAGCTACTGGTGCCAGTGAAACAGATACCAAAATATTTATCTGAAATGAGTTTTGGACTTAAAAATTTAAATCTAATAATACAATAATCCATTGATCATGGAGTCGAAAAATCAGTTCTATCGTAAACATTTATGTACCAATTGTGGAAAACCAGGACACGAATTCAAATCATGTCGCGAGCCCATAACCAGTTATGGAATAATTAATATTAGAATTCTGGACAATACCAATGAAAATATAATCTTGCAAGATAAATTCAGTACCCGAAAAAATACTTGTTATAAAATTATATCTAACAAGTATCCAAATATCATTTGTTACTTGTCGGATGGTGTTAAATATGCCAATGATTATCATACTTATGTTCTGGATAACGATATGATTATGTATGATGAGGAAGAACATATTCAAAAATTTTGGTACTACAAAAACAAAATTCAGTTCATGATGGTCAGTCGAAAATTCTCCTTGGGTTTTGTGGAATTTATTCGCGGTAAGTATGATGTCTATGATCCCAAATCAATTATTAATTTGTTTCAACAAATGTATGATTCCGAAATCAAGTTCATTCAAAAAAATAGATATGACGATAGCAAATATCAGTATGATAATATTTTGTTTCATTTCTTGAATAGGAATGACGAACCCAAAACAGCCGTCCTAAACAGAATATATGAAGGAAAGTATGGTGATGAATATTGTAAGGCCAAAATAAAATATAACATGTTGATTGGTTATACGGATGGTGTGGATGATGACATTCCATGGGACCTGGATTTTTACATCAGATACATCAAACCCAAATGGAAAGAACCCGAATGGGGATTTCCAAAGGGGCGTCGTGAAAGAAGATCCGAACAAAATTTATCGTGTGCTTGCCGAGAATTTGAAGAGGAAACTGGGTACAAGAAAAATGAATATAATGTGCTAAATAAAATTGAGCCTGTGGAAGAACGAATGATCGGAACTAATGGTATTTGCTATAAACATATTTACTACATTGCGTTGAACAATGCAGATATTGATACTTTGTCCGATAACTACGACAAATACGAGATTGGCGAAATTAAATGGTTCAACTATGACGAAGCCATGTCACACATCAGACCTTATCACGTAGAGAAAAAGAAAATCTTGACAAAAGTTTATTTGTTTGTCCTAAATTATTTAATTCATAATAATAATAATATTTATGTTACAGATTGAGGTTCGGCTAATTTGGAAATTTGTGAAATAAATTTCCAAATTAGTGTTGTGCTATATCGCTATATATATCAAAAAAAATTGATTAACAAATATATTGAGTGATTATTTAATTGGTTAATGGATTAATTAATTTGGGATTGATTATGGACCATCACACTAGTTATAATAATTTAGTACGTTGTCTTAGTAACCAATTAGAACCAGATCTGCTTCTGACCTTGACAGATACCATTAATGAACGAACCATGAAATTGCATCGAATCATATTGAAAAATGCTTGTCCTTATTTTGCTGGAATGTTTGAGCATTTTTATGAATCAACTGCGAAGGAAATCACAATGACAGTGCCCAATGTCCTGGTCATGTGTGATATCATTAATGAGTTTTATGGTGATAATACTAACTTGGCGCAATATTCGGAAGCAGAACATTTGATGGAAAAAATTCGATGTTATGATTTTTTGGGTTTGGACTTTGATTGGAATTCATTTAACTTGAAACAGTTATCTCCTGATTATTTTAATGCTTTGATTAAGATTGCAAATGTCATGAATGTTATCAACGAAAAACATTTAATCGATACCATGATAATACACTTTCCGGATATTTATTATTGTGGTAACCAAATTGATTATGAAGCGATTCCAAAACATTTGGTCAAACAAATTAGGTCATTGGATTTGTATTATGTTATAGTGGAAACCTGTGATGATATGTTGGATAACGATCATTTACATTCAATTCATACTTATTATTCGGCAGATTATCGGGAGTGCGATTGCATAAATCTCAAAAATGAAGAAATATTTGTCGGCAAAATGTTTTATCATCATGAATTGAGTGGATTGGTTTGTATAGATGAACATACCATTTGGTTTGTGAACGCCGATCATCAAATTCAGAAGATTTCAGAATACCCTAGTGACAATCCTATCGGACCAATTGAATCACCACCACGTTATCTTCCAAAAACAAAAAAATTATTATATAATGCCCAGAAAAGTGACTTAATCACCACACCACTAATGAAACATTTTACCATATTAGGACAGCCACTTTTGAATGCCACAGAATATTTTGTTGTTTCACCTGATGAAGAAAAAATTGTTTTTCGACTGGAAAAACAATTTTACAGTTGCAATATCAAAAATAATACTTTATTGAGATTTGACATGATTGAAGATATTGATTATGATGACAATTTTAATTTTTTGTATGATAGCCAACATATTGTTCACTTAACGTCAAATCATATATATATATACAATCTAAATTCCTTTCGTTATGAGAAAATACCATATCCCGAGGGAATTTCTTACGCGAGTAACGATAATAATGAGAGTGATCCATGGGCCGGTAAATTTTTTACGCGACTTTGTTATTCTCCAACAAATGCCATAATTGCTTTTGAGTGGAACAATAAAGCAATAATTTATGACTTAATTCAAAATAAATATTTTCAAATCATGTCTGATTGTTTTGACATTAAATTTTCTCCGGGAGGCCAAAATATTATTATTAGTCATAATGACTGGATTGGGATTTATAAATGCTCAGACTTAAAATTATTACAGAAAATAATTTTTTCCTGCGGGGTATCAAATCTTGATGTCAGTCCGGTTTTGCCAGCATGGTTGTCTGAATAATGTAAATAAGAATATTGAGTTATATTTATTTTTGAAAATTCATTGACCATACAAAAAATTGACAAAACCAACGTATAGTGTAGTCCATTTGGTTGATACTTTTTATAATTAAAGTCAACCAAATGGACTACCAATCTATTTATTTGAGATTGGTTCGATCTTTTAACAAGGAGGTCGAGCCAGATTTAATTTTGACATTGGCTGATGATACTAATGTGCATACATTGTTCAAACATCGAATAATTTTGAAAAATGCTTTCGAATATTTCGCCAAAATGTTGGGTGATTTCAGGGAATCCAGTGAAAAAGAAATAACTATGATTGTACCCAATGCCTTGGTCATGTCAGACATTATTAACGAGGTTTATGGTGAGATCACCAATTTGGGAGAGTATGATAAGGTACAATACCTAATAGAAAAAGCCAAATGTTATGATTTTTTGGGATTATATTTTGATTGGGATCAATTTGATTCTGTCAAATTACTTCCCGAACACATTGATGCGCTTGTTGGTCTGACTGAAACTATGTCGAATTACGCTACCTTGGTTAAAATTATTGCCACACATTTGCCTATTGGTTATGAGTATAGGACGTTGCCCAGTTATTTGGTGGCGTCAATAAAATCATTTGATTTGTACTATATTACAATTTCATGTGATGAGAATATATATATTTATCGTAGTGATTGTGATAATCTGTATAAATCATACACCATGGATAAAAATTATGGTATGTCCCAGATATATTATCATGTGGAAACCGATAAATTGTTTTGTTTGCCGTTACGTTCCGATACTATGCTTGTCATTTATTTTGGTGGAAGTTGCCAATTTATTAAATCTTACGAAACTAAGATTGGCGCATATTTTCAAAAATATTATTTGCCCATGACCAAAAAAATTTTGTATGCAAATCCATTTAGTAAAATGATAACCACGACAAATGTGGAAGATTATGAATTTGTTGGCTTGTCATCATTGATAAATAGTTATCGTCATGAGATTTCGCCTGATGAAAAAAAAATTGCTTATGGCGAGGGTAACGAAATTAAAATTTTTTTCATGGATACTCGGACCATTCAAACTATCAAAACCGAAGAAAATATTCTTTACTCTGGTAATTTTGTTTTTAGTCATGATAGCCAAGAAATCATTCACTCGATGATTCATGCTGATTACATTAGTCTTTATAATATCAATACTGGCGAACATCAGAAAATTGCTTA